AGACTGCTTCTTTCGCTCAAGGCATGGGGTGCAACCTCAAAGGCTGACGCAAAGGCAAAAGCTAAAGCTATATCCGACAGGAATAAGGCAAAAGCGAAATGAGAGCATTATCAGTTGGAGTTAGTCCCACAGCGGCAGTAGACACTACAGTCTATACCTGTCCAACTGGCTATTACTCTAAATTTACTGTAATGTATATACACAATACAGGCGGCTCTACCAAGCATATAACTGTTCAATGGTTTGACGCAAGTGCTAATACCACTCTTGATATATTAACTCAATACGATTTCACATCAAAAAACTACTTGCAGTTTGATGGCAATGCCTACATTGTTTTGGAAGAAGGCGACAAAATTAAAATAACTACTCAATCTGCAAGTTCATTTAGTTTTATAGCAACATTTGAAGAAGAAGGGTTAACAAGAGCATGACCTACCTTGAACTTGTAAACGATGTATTAGTAAGGTTGCGTGAGACAACAGTTTCTACTGTTTCCGAAACCTCTTATTCTGCTTTAATTGGCAAGTTTGTAAATGATGCCAAGCGTCAGATTGAAGATGCTTTTGCTTGGAATGTGTTAGGTCAAACCATTACAGTTACCACTGTAGCATCTACACCCGCTTACTCTCTGACAGGTGCTGGTCAGAAGTTTCAAGTGATGGATGTAATCAATACCACTAGCAATGTTGGACTCATAAACATTACTTTTGTGGACATGAACCGCAAGCTAAACTTTACTCCACTTGTCAATTCAATACCTACAGAATTTGCTTTTGATGGGGTTGATGGTAGTTACGACACTAAGGTAAATCTATATCCAATACCTGATGGCGTGTACACAATCAAATTTGCGTTGACAGTGCCACAGGCTACATTGTCATCAGATGCTACTGTTGTTGCTGTTGCTGACACTTTAGTGGCTCAGAATGCCTATGCTCGTGCTTTGGTAGAGCGTGGTGAGGATGGTGGTTTGACTTCATCTGAGGCATATCAGTTGTATAAAGCCATGTTGTCTGACAGCATTGCTTTGGAAGGCACTCGCTATCCTGAGAATCAGGAGTTTGTTGCGATATGAGTCAACAAATACAAACCTTTAGCGTTTCAGCGCCAGCACTTTATGGGCTGAATACGCAAGATTCACCTCTTGATCTTGCGGCTGGATATGCTTTGGTTGCGACAAATTGCATCATTGACCAGTATGGTCGTATGGGTTCACGCAAAGGTTTTTCAAGAGTCAATGCGTCTAGTGGAAATCTAGGCGCAAATGACGTTAAGGTTATCCATGAGTTAGTTCAAGCTGATGGCACTTTGACTGTATTGTTTGCTGGCAACAACAAGTTATTTAAACTTGATGGGTCTAATGCCGTAGTTGAGTTGACCTATGGTGGTGGCGGTACAGCACCAACAATTACCGCAAGTAACTGGCAATGTGCATCGTTAAACAACATCACATACTTCTTTCAGTCAGGCTTTAATCCACTGATCTATGACCCCGCTGTAAGCACTACAACCTATCGTAGAGTTAGTGAGAAGACAGGGTATGTAGGAACTGTTCCTGATGGCAACATTGCAATCTCTGCTTTTGGTAGATTGTGGGTGGCAAACACTACAGCCAATAACGCAACAGTCTTTTTCTCTGATTTGATTGCGGGTCATGTTTGGTCAACAGGTACATCAGGTTCTTTAAATGTAGATCGTGTTTGGGCTAATGGTGCTGATGAGATCACAGGTCTTGCCGCACACAATGGCTTCCTGTTTATCTTTGGTAAGCGTCAAATTCTGATTTACCAAAATGCTACTACACCAGCATCAATGTCATTGAGTGACACTGTTGAGGGTATTGGTTGCATTGCAAGAGACAGTATTCAGACTACTAGCACTGATGTGCTTTTCTTGTCTAACTCTGGTGTTCGTTCTTTGATGAGAACAATTCAAGAGAAGTCTTCACCTGAGAGAGACTTGTCTAAGAACATTCGTAATGACTTAATGACTGTGATTGCTGGTGAGACATTGGCAAATGTTAAGTCTGTCTATTCTGAGCGTGAAGCGTTTTATTTATTGAGTACACCATCTGTAGGTGGTGTATTTTGTTTTGATACCAAGGCTTATTTGCCTGATGGTGCGGCAAGAGCAACGACTTGGGACTCTATAACACCAACAGCATTTTTGTCTCGCCGTGATGGTAGTTTGTACATTGGCAAGAATGGCTATATTGGTTTGTATGGTACTTACCAAGATTACCAATCCTCTTATCGTATGTTGTATTACACAAACCATGCAGACCTTGGGAATCAGAACCAAACTTCTATTCTGAAGAAGTTGTCTATTGTTGTTATTGGCGGCACAAATCAGACTGTTGCCTTTAAGTGGGGGTTTGACTTTAAAACAAACTATTTGTCTGCCGATGATTCTATTCCTAGTCAGGGTGAGTCTTTTTACAACATTGCTGAGTATGGTGCTAATGCTACTGTAGTTGCAGAATACTCTGATGGTGTTGCGTTGCAGACCTTAACTGTTTCAGCATCTGGCGCTGGTAAGGTTGTTCAAACTGGATATGAGACAGACATAAATGGTACTGCCTTGTCTATTCAGAAGATCGAAATTCAAGCCAAAAATGGCAAAGTAAGTTAAAGGAACATCATGAGTAATTACACAAAATCAACAAACTTTGCCACTAAAGATGCTTTGACTTCTGGCAATCCTTTAAAGATTGTCAAAGGCACTGAAATCAATACTGAGTTTGACAATATTCAAACTGCTATTGCAACTAAAGCTGATTTGGCAAGTCCTACCTTTACAGGTACGCCGACATTGCCAACAGGAACGATTGCAACTACTCAGTCTAGTGGAAATAGCACGACTGCTATTGCAACCACTGCATTTGTTCAAGCGGCTTTTGCTTTGTTGTATCCAGTAGGTTCTATCTATACGAATGCAAGTGTCAGCACCAATCCCGCAACATTGTTAGGATTTGGTACATGGACTGCATTTGGCGCTGGTCGTGTAATGGTTGGTTTTGACTCTGGGAATGCGTTGTTTGACACAGCAGAGGAAACTGGTGGTAGCGCAGATGCCATTACTGTTAGCCATACGCATACAGCTACATCAACAGTTACTGACCCAACTCATACTCATGTTGCACTTGGTGCAAATACCATGAATGGTACGAGTCCAGGGGGTGGTGGTGTATCTGCTGGTGGAAACAATACAACAACAGCCGCATCAACTGGAATAACTGTTTCTACAAGTGTTTCATCTACTGGTTCAAGTGCAACTAATGCCAATTACCAGCCTTACATTACTGTCTATATGTGGAAGCGCACAGTATGATTACACACCACTTTTCTGATGGACTGTATGCCAAGGAAGCTAGATTTCCTGCTGGTGTAGCCATCTTGAAACATACACATAACTTCAGTCACTTATCTATCTTGGCTGAAGGCAAGGTTGCGGTGTTGCGTGGGAATGAGATTGATATTGTTACTGCCCCTGCTTGTATAGAGATTAAGGCAGGATTGATTCATGGTGTAAAAGCCATTACTGATTGTGTTTGGTTTTGTATTCATGCCACAGACGAGAAAGACCCGTCTAAGGTGGATGAGATTTTGATTAAAGGAGATTGATATGCCAATAGGATATGCAATGGCGGGAAGCGCCGTTTTAAATTACTTAGGAGCGCAAGAACAAGCTGGCGCTATGGAGAATGCGGCAAATCAGTCTGCGGCGGCAACACGAGAATCAGCTAGGTTAGCGGCTGAAGCGGCTAGATTTCGCCCTGTAGGGATTACATCACGCTACGCCACATCCAATTTTCAAATGTCTCCTGAAGGCTACTTAACTGGTGCTGGATATAACCTTGCGCCTGAATTAAGAGGTTATCAAGATAGATTGTTTGGATTAACAGAACGTGGGCTTGGTCAAGCTGAAGCTGGAGAGGCTCGACTTAGACCTAATGTTGGTGCGGCTGAATCTTTGTTTAATCTTGGAAGTCAATATTTACAACAAACTCCTGAACAAACAGCGCAAAAATATATAGAGAGCCAATACAACTTGCTTGCTCCTAGCAGAGAACGTACTTTAGCTGGATTGAGAAATGACCAATTCCAGAAAGGTCGTTTAGGACTATCTGTTGGCGCAACTGGAGAAAGACCTAGTGGTGGTCTTGGGTTATCGGCAACTAATCCCGAATTAGAAGCATATTACAACTCACTAGCACAACAAGACTTACAACTTGCACAACAAGCTGAACAAGCTGGACAACAAAGAACTGCATTTGGTACAGGATTATTTAGCACTGGAAACCAACTGTTAGATCAATATTATGCTGGTCAGGTTGGCGCATTGAATCCATTTACAACCTACTTGGGTGCTGGTCAAACTATTGAAGAACTTGGACAAGCGCCTTTGAAATTAGGTGCGGCTTTGGGTGGACAAGCGGCGGCTTATGGTGGAAATGTTGGTCAAGCATTGTTAACTGGTGGAATGAGTGCCGCAAAGATACAGCAAGGTGGTCAAGGATATAGTCCTACCGCTGGTTTGTTGCAAGGACTTGCTAACAGCCCAAGACTGCAAACTGGCTTTGAGAATTTGTTTAATCCATCTCCTTTTAGAACAAGTGCATTCTCTGATTCTTACCAAGCAAACATTCCTGTAAATAATCAATCCTCTGGCTACTACTAAGGAATAATCATGGCATCAGAAATTCTCGGTTTATTTACTACTCCTGAACAGTATCAACTTGCTCAACAGCAAGCACAACAGGCGCAAGCTATTCAGTATGCAAATCTTGACCCAATGGCTCGTGCTAACTATGGGACTTTTCGTGCTGGTCAACAGTTAGGCGGTGCTATTGGTGGTGCTTTGGGTGGTGAAGACCCACAGTTAAAGTTGATTTCAATGCGTCAACAGTTGGCTAGTCAGTTAGACCCAAGTAATCCACAGTCTTATATGCAAGTTGCAAAGATGGCGGCTGATGCTGGTGACCAACAGTTTGCTATTGCAATTGCTAATGCTGGTCGTGAAGCGGCAGTTAAAGTTGCACAGGCAAATAAAGAACGTCAAATGGCTATTGCTCCTGATATTCAAAAATCTCAACAAGCCGCCGTTATTTCTCAGGCTATTAGACAATATAAGGCATTACCACCAACTCCAGAAATAACTCAAGCTATTGAGACTTTACAACTTCAATTAGATTTCCTTTCTCCTAAACAAAAACCAGAAGCAACACCTGATGCTATTCAAGTTGCAAGACGGGTAGCTGAACTAGAGACTCAATTGAGCCCTGATGCTGGAGTTGTTTTACCTCCTCAAGTTCGTGCTGGATTAGAGTCCGAACTTAACAATCTTAAAAAACAAGAAAAAGAAAGAAACATTTCATTTGGCACAGAAGCAGAAAGAAAATCTAAAGCAAAGTATGGAAAGCCTTATGCTGATTTAACTCCGATAGAAGCTGGAATAATAGATAAACTTGTAGAAGAATCTGAGCGAGCTAAAGCAAGAGAAACAAAACCAGAATTTAACATGGGTGGCACAAAAGCTGTTGAGCCTAAAGATTGGTTGAAATTTAGCGAATTCATCAACAAAGACCCTCTGATGACTAGAACATCGTCAATTCTTTCTGATGCTCCAACTGCAATTGAAACAATTAAAAATTCTACTCAAAACAATTTTTCTTCCGCATCTTTACCAGCCGCAATTGCAAAGTTAACTGGTGAAGGCAAGAATATGTCTAATCAAGACATTCAGCGTTACACCAGAACTGGTGGTTTGGATGAAAGAATTGCAGGAGATGTTGTTGGATTCTTTACAGGCAAAAAAACTAATGTCACAAAAGCACAGGCAGAACAATTTGCTGTTGCTTTATATCGTGGCGCATTGCTAGAAAGAAAGAAATTTATTCAAGATCAAGCTGAATCGACAGGATACGATCAAACGCCAAATTACAAAAAGACCATTGAGCAACTTGATAAAAAATTAGGTCAATTTAAATTGGTTACTCCTAGCGGCTCGCAAGCCCCATCTTCACCACAGCCTCAAGTTTTTGATGCTGAAAAAGAAAAGCGTTATCAGGAATTCAAAGCTAAACAAAGTGGAGCAAAACGATGACTGAACAAGAAGAATTTGAGTTTCGTCTGCGTTTAGAAAATGAACAATCTGGCTTAGTGAAAGCAGAGGAAGTACCATTTATTTTTAGTGGAATGTCTGATGAACCAAAACCTCCAACAATGAGTCAATATTTGTTGGAAAGTGCTGGTCGTGGACTGACAAGTACACCAGCAAGACTTGCGGCTGGTAGTGCAATGCAAACAGGAACATTTGCTGGAGCATTCCCATCACAACCAGAATTAGAGGCTGTAACAACTGAATCCATACAAAGAGGATTGGGTCTTCAACCACAAATGCGCCCTGCGACTGGACTACAAAGATATTTAGGTGCGGCTGTTGAAGGCGCAACTGATATTACTGGACTATTTGGCAAAGGCAGGGCATTGTCTGCAATGACTGGCGGCATGGCTGGTCTTGGTGGTGAGTTTGGCGGTGAAGTTGGTCAACAAGTTGCAGGAACATCAGGTCAGGTAATTGGTGGTCTAGTTTTCTCTTTGTTATCAGGTGGCGGGACTGCTAAAGGCGGTCAAATGTTGTTTGATAAAGGCAAGGAGCGATTCAACATTAAAGACCTTGATGTAGCTGATCTTGCAAATGTAGAGGGTCTTTCAAGGGCAAAAGACCTTGTAGAAAAAGCTTTAGAAGCAGACCCAACGCTTCAAGCAAGATTGAAGACTATTCAAGATAGGGTTCAATTTGTCACTGGTGAAAAAGGTGCTTTAGCTGTTACTGGCATAGACAATATTGCCTTTAGGACAAAGTTAGAAGACCTTGCAAAGAATGATGTTGCTTTTGCTGGTGAGTTAAACAAACTTTATACAGATTTAAAGGGTGCTGTGCGTAAACGAGCATCTGAAATGTATCCTGCACCAAGCGCAGAAATGCCATCTGGAAAGGCAAAAATAGCAGAAGTTGAGACTGACTATAACCAAAGAATTGGCTTTATAGACAAGCAACTAGAGAAGTTAACAACAGGCATTGATATTACTGGTCAAACAAAACCAACAGAAATTGGTGTTGCAATACAAAATCTTGTTTTGGCAAAAGAAAAAGCCGCAAAAGCCGCACTTTCTCCCGAATATGATTCGGTTTTAAACCAAGCGTCTAAACAAGGTGCATTGTTACCCGCCCAAGATACACAGAATTTATTGAAGACAGCAGAAGATTTATTCCAAGGTGACCCTTGGGCTAAACAAGCACCACTGTTGAAACTTGTAAGAGAGCAGTCTGCAAGGTTTAAAGCCATGCGTAGACAGGCTTTGCCTGAAGGTGGAGGTTTGTTGCCAGCAACTGCCGCACCTGATTTATCAATGGGTATGGACATAACTAGCCTTGATTCATTGAAAAGGCGTGTTGCAGAAGACATCCGCATAACCCGTGACCCAAACAGGCAAGATAAATTACGTTTGTTGCAAAACAATGTTGATGAGGCATTGGATAAAGTACAAAACGCAAGTGGCAATATTGAAGTTGATTTCAGGGGTCAAAAGTTACCTTTTGGTCAAGCAATGACTAACTTGGACACTGATTACTTTAACAAGGTTGGTGTTCCATTTAAGGATGCGGCGGCTATAGAGAAAATTAGTTCTTCTGACTATGCTGAAAAGATTTCTCCATTGATTGCATCAAGTCCTACGTCATTAGCGCAATTCTTGCGTGTTGCTGGTAACGATGGTGTCGCTTTGGCAGAGAAATCTGTTATGTCAAAACTCTATAACCAATCATTGAACAAAAATGGTTTTATAGACCCTGTAAAACTTGAAGACTTGCTTACTAAGACAAGCAACAATGGTGGATACAGCGATATTGTTGACAAACTTCCTGCTTTGATACAGCGGTTGTCAGACGTTGGATTAAAGGCTCAATATTTGTCAACAGAAAAAGTTGCTATTGATGATGCCGCTAAAGAAGCCAGAACAAGGCTTGGTCAAAGTTTCCTTGCTGACTACGATTCAATGGGTATAGATGGAATTGTGTCAAAGATGACGAGTTCCACAGGTAAGGGTTATAGAAACAAGTTTTCTGTAGACCTGAAGAAGCTATCTTCTGAAGAACAAACAAACGCAAAACTTGCAGTCAAAAATGGCTTAGTTAGCAAGATGCTGGACTCACAAAACCCTTTGGAATATCTTGAAAATAATAAAGATACCTTTATTACAATTTTTGGTCAAAAGCATTTTGATAATTTGACTTCTTTGGCTGATATATCAAGGCTTGCAAACAAGATTGATGTTGAGAATTTAAACATTCGTGCCGCCGCTGTTAAAGAGACATCTGCTTTAGAGAGAGCAATGGGTGGCGTGAATCCTCAAAGAATTACTGGTATTGCTGTAAACCAGATTTCAAGCATATTCAACAAAGGATTCAGGATTTTATCTTTGATTGGTCAGACCAATATTGATGAAGCCACAAAACAAGCCCATAGAAAGCTGTTCTTAGATGAAAATGGTGTTAATGCAATCTTGAATGCCTCAACAAAACTTGTCACTAAAAAGGGCAAGGAAATTGACCTTAAATCAGCGCTTAAACCTGAAGATGTTTCAGATTTTGCCACTGCAATAGGAATGGGTGCTTTGCGTACTGGATACATTGGTGCATCTACAGCAGTAAGTCCTAGCCAAGTGGTAGAGCCTCAAACTGAGCCTTACTATCAATTTGTACCAGAATAAGGACACAAAATTGACCCAATCTCTATTTGTCTTCTTGCGGCTGGCTTGGTCAAAAACATCCAAGCTGGCTGTGAACTCTATAAGCAAGCTAAAGAGTCTTTTGTCGAAATCAGGAACACTGCTAATGAAGTTGTTGCCATTGGTAAAGAAGTCAAAGGATTTTGGGGTTCATTGCGTAAACTATTTGGCGGTAGTCCCAAGCCTGAAGCTACAAAGTCTGTGGCAAAGTCTAAAAAGTCTGACTACGTTGCTGTTGAAGAAACTCAAGTCAAAGCTGACATCGTTAAGAACCTGACTGAGTTCTTCAAGCTACAGGAGCAGTTAGAAGCGCATATCAGGGAGTCAGAGGAGAAGGCTAGGACTGTTGTTTTCTCTGATGATGTGAACTTGATGGAAGAAGCCCTAAACAGGGTTTTGGCGCAACAAGAGATGGAGAGATTGGTAGTTCAGATACGAGAGTGCATGGTCTACCAATCGCCCCCTGAGATGGGTGCTTTGTATTCTGAGGTGTTCAGCATGAGAGACATCATTGCTGGAGAGCAAGAGAAGGCTAGAAAGAAAAGAGATGCGGAATCATGGCTACGAAAGGAAAGGGAGCGTCTTCTAGCAGAAAAACAAGCATACCTGTTGGTAGCTTTCCTGTTCCTCCTATACCTATGGATGCTAATAGGTCTGGTAAGCAAGATTGGGAGAACGTAGTGGGATGGATTGCCGCTTGTGTTCTTGTCATATTGCTGTTGCCTGTTTTGGGTATGTTGTACATGGATGTACTTCAAGCCAAGCATGAAGCCAAACAACAAGTAGAGAAGGTCGAGAAACTTAGAAGACAAGTTGAACAAAAGGAAAGAGAGAAAGAGAAATGAATATTTACTGTATTTGGGGCTTATCTAGCCTATTGGTTCTGCTAATGGGTTGTGATGACCGCTACCGCTACAAGTGCCAAGACCCATTGAATTGGTCTAATGCTGAATGTAAACCCCCAATTTGTACCGCTTCTGGTACTTGCCCTGAGATGTTAGTCAAACCCGAACAGGAGAAGAAATGATGCCTACTATTGGATATAAACCTAACAGCCGCCTGACTGCTGATGAGATTGAAGTAAGAGTATGGGCATTCGTTATCGTGGTCTTGGTGAGCATTCTGTTGGCTTCTATGGGTATGTTCTTGTACTCTGTTTCGTTTGTTCAACAGCCAATGAACGGCAGTATGGCGGCGATTGACAAGGTGTATACACAACAGATTAGCACCATCATGGTGTTCATTACTGGTGTTTTAGGTGGTGTAGCTGGTAGGTCTGGGGTTAAGGCAATAGCTAATGCGAGTGCCAAGGCTGAAGCCATTGACAACGATGAACCCCCAAAGCCATGAGCCTCTTTAATCCTTGGGTGCTGTTGGGCATCCTGATGGCTGTTTTAGGCGCTTTTGGCAGTGGTTATTACAAGGGTGGCGAGGATGAGAATGCTCGTCAACAGGCTGAAATAGCCTCTTTGAATGCTGAAGCTAGGGCAAAAGAACAAGCCCTTGTAAAGGCTGTTAACACTCAAACAACACAATTATTGAAGGTAGAAAACAATGCCAAGATTCAGATTGCGAAGCGTGATGCCGCTATTAGTGCTGGTACTCTCAAGTTGCGGATTCCTGTCCAAGCCCCCGTCTGCCCCGTACACACCGCCCCAGATGCCCCCGTTGCCCCCAGAGATAGCGTTCAAGCAACAGCCGAACTTGACCGAGAGACTGCTAAATCTCTTGTCGCCATCACAGACGATGGAGACAAAGCCATCAGACAACTGAATGCGTGTATTGATGCGTACAACACTGTTTATCAAACTTTGAACAAATCACGTTAAGATTCATGCTGTTGTCATTGATTTAGTTTAATTTCAGACAACTTTACTGGAGTTGTCATGGGTAAAACTGTTTACAGCGATCAAGAGTTTATTGAACTTTGGAAAACTTATGAATCTGCCAGTGCCTTTGCCAAAGCTGTTGGCATGGATATGCGTAATATCATTAGGCGTAAAAACAACCTAGAGGCTAGATACGGCGAGCCGCTAAAGTCAAAGAACAGTAAGCATCAAACCATTAAAGAAAATTCAGTTCGCAAACAATTGGGGATTGAAAATGGCATTGTTTTGGTGTTCAGTGATGCTCACTTCTGGCCTAGCATCCATACAACAGCGTACAAGGGTCTTCTTTGGGCTATTAAAGAGTTTCAGCCCAAGGCTGTGATTGCCAATGGAGATATATTTGATGGCGCTAGTATCTCTCGCTATCCTCGTATTGGATGGGATTCAACGCCATCGGTGATACAAGAATTGAAAGCCTGTGAACTGGCAATGGGCGAGATAGAGGAAGCCGCTAAGAAAGCAAGACACAATGTAAACCTAGTGTGGACACTTGGCAACCATGATGCTAGGTTTGAGAACCGCCTAGCCGCAAATGCACCTCAATATGAGCAAGTTAAGGGGTTTTCTCTGAAAGACCATTTTCCTGCGTGGCATCCTTGCTGGTCTTGCTGGCCTACTGAGGAAGTAGTGGTTAAACATCGCTGGAAGGGCGGTATACACGCTACACATAACAATACAGTCAATGCTGGCGTAAGCATTGTTACAGGGCATCTACACAGCCTTAAAGTGACCCCCTTTGCTGACTACCAAGGAAACAGGTTTGGCGTGGATACTGGTACTTTGGCTGATACTGATGGGGCGCAGTTTGTAAACTATCTTGAAGACTCTCCTACCAACTGGAGGTCAGGGTTTGCTGTACTGACATTTCATAATGGTAAATTGCTTTGGCCTGAGTTAGTCCACAGGTGGGCTGAAGGTCAAATTGAGTTTAGGGGTAAGGTATATGACGTATGACCTTGTAGCTTATCTAAGATCAGAAATCAAAGAACTGCATAACATTCTGCATGAAACGCAACTTGCTTTGGCGCAAGCAAATGACAGGTTAAGCCGCCGATCTGAACCCTTAACTGAGGAGCGTATATACACGCTTTACCGCCGTAGTCTTGATTGGCGACAGTTAGCTAGGGA